GGATGTAGGAATCGAAGGGGGAGGCGTGAATGAATCAATTCGTTCCGGATGAGAGGCAGATAGCCCCGAGGGAGATCGATATTGCCGATCTCCACGTTGCCATCGACAGGGTCGATGTACGGGCTGTCAGGACACTTGCAGAGCATTGGCTTTCTGTCGCTCTTGGAGGTGTTCTTGCGCACGATGCGCATGACGCTGAGACGTTACATGCGTTGGTACGGTGTCAGGGCGTCAGAAACTTTATTTCGTGGCTGGAGGATGTAGTGGTCAACCGGTAGCCGGAGCCGCTACGTCTTTCTTGTTTCTTAGCCGCACGCAAGCCTTCGATGTCAGGGCGAAGGAATTGGTTTCTCCATCTTCGCTCTGCATTGTCATAGGCCCGTCGGTTTGTATGTCGATGGAGGTGTATGATTGTGGAAGCAAATCAGGAAGGGAAGACCAACTTGCAGGAGCAAGAGTCTGGCCAGTATGTCATGAGTGACGAGGAATTTGCCAGAGAGAAAGCAGCGCTTCTCGGAGGCAATGAACCTCCTGAGTGGTTCACGGCTGGGTACGACGAGAAAAAACTTATCGAGCAGACAGACGACGATTCTAACGGTGTCAGCGATGAACGGCAGGTTAACACGCAGGACCAATCCTCTAGCGTAGATGGAGCGAATGACCAGCAGGTAAGTGATGCGCAGACCGCTGACACCCAGCAGGACAAGCCGCTTATGGTGTTGAAACACCGTGGCAACACTGTCGAAATTCGTGACCCTTCGATGCTCTATGAGCTTGCGTCGAAGGGACTCGACTACACGCAGAAAACGCAGGCTCTGTCAAGGTTTGGGAAGATCATTTCCGCGCTTGAGGCACATGGTGATCTACGGGATGAGCTGATCCGGAGAATGCAAGGTGGTCAGCCTCCGCAGCCAATTGATAACCGTCAAGAGAGTGGAAAGAACGACCAGCCTGAAGATATTTTCGTTATGCGTGACGATGAAACGCACGAGGCGTACACGAAGCGCATGTCCGAAGAGGTTATGCGGAGGGCAGAGGCGATTGCGGCAGCGAAAGCTGAAGAGGCAGCAGCGAGAAGTCTCGAAGAGGCACGGACTGCCGCACTCAGAGCGAGGCTTGTTGAAGAAGCGAAGAAAGACCCGCATTTCCCAGATGTTATGCTGCTCCTGAGGCATGGGCTCCAGAATGGGCTGATCCCGGCAGAGGTCGCTAAAGCTGCTGATTCCGATCCGCAGGCATTCCTGTATTTGTATAACGATCTCAGAGGAAAGGCCATTGCGATTCGTGGGTTGCACCAGCAGCAGAAGCAACAGCAGTCTCATGGTTCATCGAATGTTTCTGGGTATTCCGGAAGGGCTGTGCCTCCTCCGTCAACACCTCCACACGCGGAAAGTGCATCACGGCGTGGTGAAGTCCAGAAGCGGAAGAGCAACGACATTGACGCGCAGGTTATTTCTGACCTTGAGGCCCTTAGCAGTGACGAGTTTATGAAACTCGCAGAACGGGTAAAAGCAGGGATGGTCAGGTGACGCATTTCAACAACAAAAAAAATTGAGATAACGACGAAAGGACGTGGATAATCTTGGCTATTATGACAACTGCAACACTGTCGCCGCGTGCGGCAGCATTTTATTCCAAGCTGTATATCGAGGCGCTTGGTCCCAAGTTGGTGTATGGACGCCACGGGGTCAAGGAAAACATGAAACCGAATAGCGGTAAAAAGATTGACTTCCAGAAGTATGAGGACCTGCCTGCTGCGACAACGCAGCTCTCGGAAGGTGTAACACCTATCGGGATGAGTATCATCAAGCGGCCTGTCACTGCCGACATCGCGCAGTATGGGAGCTGGACAGGAATTAGTGATGTTGTCGAGCTTGTTTCTCTTGATCCGGAAGTGACGAAGATCGTCGAGAAGCTGGGTAAGCAGTCTGGTCTGACGATGGACACGGTGCTCCGTGATTCGCTTCTTGCCGGCACGAACGAGTTCTATGCAGGCTCTGTTCTGTCCAGAGATTCTGTCACGTCAAACCTGACTGACACTGACTTTAAGAAAATCGTTCGTACCTTGAAGAGAGCGAACGTCGAGGAGATCACTGCGATGATCGATCCCTCGACGGGCATTTCCACTGTGCCTGTCGCACCGAGCTATATTTGCATCGGTCATACAGACCTGGAAATGTCGCTGCGTGCTCTTGAGAGTTCCGGGTTCATCCCTATCGAGAAATATCCGAGCCAGAGGAAGGTTTTCGAGGGTGAGGTCGGCGCTGGTTGGGGTATTCGATTCATTCTGACCACGAATGCGCCTATCATTGCTGGAGCTGGCGGAACTGCCACGTCCGGAGTAAAGGCTACGGATGGAAAGACTGACATTTACCAGACGATCATCTTTGGTCAGGATGCGTATGCCGAGGTCCCGCTGAATAAGGGTTCTACCGGGATTATCCTGAAGCTGCATTCCAAATCGGACACGTCGGACACGTCTGACCCGTTGAACCAGAGAAGTACAGCTGGCTGGAAGGCCATGTATGCGTCTCTTATTCTGGATGACGACCGTCTCGTTCGTTACGAGCACGGCGTGCTTGCGTAGGGAGGTGTCGTAATTGATTCGCCAGTATCAGGAGTGGTTGGATTTTGAAAAGGATGTCACTGAGCGGTTGGGCGCTCTCGAAAAGGTTTTTAGCGGGGAGCTTTCTTTTTCGGTGACGCCTTCGACGGCAACGCATAAAATTGCTGATCTGAATGGCACGACACCTCCGACGGACACTGTAACAATCAAGCTGGTTGACGACGAGGGTAACGTTTATACCAAGTATAACGGTCCTATCAAACTCGCTATCGCCGACACATCTACAAATGGAACTGCTGCGATTACGCCGAGTTCCACGACGCCTAGCATGACGAATGGCGTCTATACTGTAACTGTATCGTATACTAAGGAGAGCACTGGTTGGGCGAATGCCGATACTGCGACGCTGACGGTGAGTGATCCGGATACTGATGGAATCGCTGGGTGGAGCGTCGCAAGCGCGACGTTCGCAATGACCGCAGAGACCTAGGTTTTAGCTGTTTCCCAGGTCGTTCTTGGATTGGGCAGCGTAGTTTTTTTGCGCTGCCCATACTTCTGACACAGGAGGATCAAAAATATGGAAAGTCTATTGCGTCCTGATCACGAATACTTGTGCAGGGTCACGAACGTTGAAGACCCGATGCTTCGGAAGCAGGCTGTAACGATCAATGGGAACAGGATCGAGATTCCTATGGGTGTCGATACGAGGGTCCGTGGCGTTTACCTGATGTGTCTCGAATCGAAGGGAAGGTACAGGCCCAGTGAACCGATTGTGGATAAGGACACTGGTCAACAGAGTTCAGGCCCGTCTGCGTGGGTTCCTCGGTTCGCGATTACTGTTCTTAGCGATCTTACTGCTAAAATGGCGATCAATGCACCTCCTGTCCCTTCCGGTGCTGTTCTGTTGGATAATGCCGGTAAACAGACTTTCACGAGGTCAGAGCTTACGGAAAAGGGATTATTCCAGCTCCAGAAGCTATGCGCTGAGAGAAAGATTCTCTACTCTAAGAATGATCCGAAGGATGTGCTTGTTTCAAAACTCCTTGGCGACGATTCTGACTCGGCAGAATAGGGTCGGAGGTGTCGCCAAATGAGGGTTTCCGATGTCCTGACACGTGTGAGGCAGGAGCTGACGGAGCCGATACCTAGCGAGTGGAGCAACGCGGAGCTTGTCTCGTATCTCAATGCTGGGTTTCAGACGATGTGGAGGAGAGCGTCAGAGGTTGGCGCTCCCTTCCTTTTTTCTAGGTTGACGTTGACGTGCCCTGCCAATGTCAACGAGGTCTCTCTTTTGGGAGAGGAAACGGTGCCACCAGGCAACAACGCCGTCTCTATCCAAAGAGCCTTGAGTCTTACGATGGGGCTTTCGGAGGGTGAGAGGCGGCTTCTCTATATCCGCCCAGAGAGGTTTCCCTTCTCTGCTGCTATGGCTGGTGATCCTGACAGGTGGACACTGGTCAATAGTATCGAATACCCCTCCATTTTGGTTTTCCCAACCCCCAGGGAAGAAAGAACACTTTGTTTCACCTATATCCCGTCACCCCCAAAACTCAGATACGACACGACTACTCTCACCGACGACGAGATTCCGCTTCCGTCCCAGTTCTGCGATCTGCTTGTGAGCTGGACTGTTGCTAGAGCGTATAACCGTCTCGGTGGAAAGCCTGATCTCGAACTGTCAATCATGTCGAGTCATGCGAACGAATTTGAGAGGCTGCTTGAATTGTATGTGCCGAGCCTTCTCGCTGGGAGAGGACCGTGGTAAGCGATGCCTCGCGATAATATCTCATCTGGCGGAGTAAAGGCGTTTCCTGTGGCTAAGGGCCGCATTCAGATTCCTATAAAGGGGATCAACTATGCGAGGTCGAGCCATGAAATAGCTGACGACGAAGCCACTGAGGTAGTCAATTGGTGGCTGTCTCAGTACGGCAGATTCGAGACGCGGCCAGGCACGTCTGTCATGACGATAGTCCCATTCTCGGAGTCTGGAACTATTCGCGTTGTGAATGAAGAGGATGTGACCCAGACGAAGGTCAGATTGTCAACGTCTGGCAACGACATCCTTCCAATCCGTGCGGTCGAGTGGTATGCGCCCAGCGAGCTATTCGTTGTGTTCGCTGGGAATTACTGTTACACGGTTCCGAAGGAATCGAGATGGGGTTTAGTTGAAGGCGTTACTTGGGGTTCGTGGGAGACGATAGAGGAGAAGAACGTTCGGAGAGCAGGAACGACATCCTATTACATGGACGACGCTGGAGACTGGTGGGTTCTATCAGATGAGGAACCTCATACGCTTATCGCTGTCTCCGATCCGTCCACGATCCCATGCTCAAAGGTACAGCCAGGTGGCGGAGCGATGTTCGTCGGTGAGCTTACGTCTCCGTCTCTTACGTCTGACATAACGGCATCACTTTTTTATGGGAAGTTGTATATCGCGTCTGGTGGTAATCTACAACGTTTTTACGTCGTCTCTTCTTCTGACCTCTCTGGTGAGCCACATGACCCAGAGGATAGAACAGAGGGAGACCAGTATCTTGAAACCGTTTCAGCAAGAGCGTTGTCAAATCCGGCGCCTGATGCTGCTGGTGCGCTTGCTGTTCGTGTTGGAAGGTTATGGGTCGGAGAACGAGATGGGAGTAAGGTCTGGTTTTCTGGTGCTGACGACGCTAGAGATTGGGGTTGGAATGGGACTGGAACTGACCCAGGTCTAAATGGCGGATCGTTCAACATCGACACGAAGGACGGCGGAACTGTCAGCGGAATCTGCAATTTCAAGACTCAGCTCATTGTGTTCAAGGGCGGAAGCAGAAATACCATCCACAAGATTCTTGGCACGATGTCAGGAGACATGGGTGATCCGTTCAGACGTGAGCCCGTTGCAGAGGGAGTCTCTTGTCGGTCGCCTCGATGCGTTGCTCAATCCGGCGATGATGTTCTCTTTGCTGGCGATGGCGGTGTGTATTCGTTGCAGATGGTGGATGCCGTCGGTAACATGGGGACTGTACCACAGAGCCTGAAGGTCAATCCTAGGCTGAATGACGATATACCGAAGCAGGTCGTGTTCAACGCCAGAACGTGGATGTCCTTCATGGTGATGAATAGTGGGGACGTGTACATTATCCACCGTGGCGTCGAGGGATGGTATCGCATGGTTCTCGGCGGGAGTATAAAGGCGTCCTGCGCTCTGTCTATGAATGGTGAGGTTTATTTCGGTACGAGGTCCGGGTTGGTATTGAGGTTTGACGAACATGCAAGCCGAGATGCAACGCAATCTGATGGCGCTAATGGATATGAGTTTTCCAAGGTTTTCCGGACAAAAACATTCTCACTTGGTGGAGACACAGCAAGGACATACGTAGAAAAGCTCATGTTAGCTCTCGAAGTGCGCAGAAGCGGAACGGTGTATTTGGACGTTCGGTGCGATTACGGGAGTAAGTACCTTCGCACCATCAAATTCGAGCGAGCTGCATTGGAGCCTCGTGGATGGGATGATCTCGAATCAGCTTGGGATTCCGATGGGACTGGCTGGGACCAGGCTGGAATATCGATGATGCAGGCAAAGGTCTCGAAGGCAACTGACAATATCCAGTTCCAGATCACGACCGATTCATCTGTTTCGATGCTGGACATGCTTGTGTACGCGGCTGGTCTTGGTGATCGCAGATGGGACTGGCAGAGGAGGTGACATCGTGAATGGCGATTGCATCCAGGAAAAACACCGTATCTGAGGGCGAGATTCCGATCTCGTCATACAAGTACAACGAAGAAATAAACAACATCTATACAATCTTGAACTCCATCGCGACGTTCTTTGCATCGGAGACACCGAGCGATGACCCGAGCACTGGACAGTACTGGCTTGACACGTCCGTGTCTCCGTCTGTATTGCGTCAGTACGATGGTTCTGTATGGAGATGGACAGGGTTTTACTTCGGGACGAGCGCGCCGAGCAATCCAGCAGCGGGAGCGTTTTTCATCAATTCCGCCTCAGGGACAATGGCGTACTGGAGCGGGACGGAGTGGGTGGGACTCCCGGCCACGGCGATTTCCTACGACGGAACAGAGTCAGGGTTGCTTGCCGAGAACGTGCAGGATGCCATCGACGAGATTTCAGTGGATTACGAGGCTGCGGCGACGGCAGTAACGCAGGCACAGGGGTATGCATCAGCGGCCTCCGCGTCCGCAGCCGGAGCGGCAGGGTCGGCCGGACTGGCAGGGGACTATGCGCTTGCCGCATCCGGATCTGCGACAGACGCGGAGGAGTTTGCAGAGAAAGCCGAGATGTGGTCCGATGGAGAAGGAGAGATAGAGCCAGGCCGGTTCTCGGCTAAGTTTTGGGCAGATGTAGCGTCTAGTGGAGTTACCCCTGATGGGAGCATTTCCAACAACAAGCTGGCAAATATGGATTCCAAGAAAATCAAGGGCCGGAACTCAGAGGGTTATGGCGTCCCTGAAGACCTGAGCATGGCAACTGTCCGCAGCATGATCGGGAATGCCACATCAAGCACTGACGGCCTCATGAGCGCGGCGGACAAGACGAAGCTGGACGGGCTGG